CTGGAGGCCGCCGAGCAACAGGAGTCCGGCCTGTCGGCGGCGGAGGCCCGCCTTGCCGCTATGCGTGCGTTCGGCAACACGGCATGGGTGAAAGAGGAAGTGCGCACGATGTGGGGTTGGCCATCAGTGGAACGTTTGCTGCAAGATATCCGCTTTTCGTTGCGGACACTTCGCAAGAGTCCCGGCTTTGTTGTCTTTGCGGTAATCCCCCTGACTCTGGGCCTCGGCGCCAACATGCCTATTGCAATTTTTCTTGGGCGTCACTAAAACCCTACAGTGAATCTCAACTTCCCGCTCGGCATAGCGGATCTTCTCGACCACGCGCTCGATCACGCCGCGCCGGTGGGCGAATTCCTTCAATTCGTGGCGGGCGCGTGCAAATTCCCGCGCTACTGCCGCGATATCGGCCCGCGCCGGGATCTGAATCACGTCGGCTGCAGGCCTCGCCGTCTCGGCTTCGAGCAGGTCGCGTCGCGCGGCTTCCACGTCGGCCTTCGCCTGTGTGTAGGCAATCGGTTGATCGGGATCGCGGAAGATCTCCTCGGCACGCTCTAAGCGCCGCCGGGCGCGGTCGATGCGCACCAGAACCGGGTCTTTGGCCGCTTTGGGCTTCGCTGCGGCGCGATTCTGGTATTCCGCGATCATGCGCCACAGCAGGTCCGGGTTTGTGATCGTGTCCCACACCGCATCCCACACTGCCGACTCAAGCTTGGTTTGGCGGATCCCGCCGGCCGGACAGATGCGCCTGTGAGTGTAGGGATCGACGCCGTTACACCGGTAAGCCGCCTGTCCGCCGTACTGTGGAAAGGTTGTGCAACGCGCCCCGCACTTCGCGCACCATAGGTATCCGGTCAGCAGGTATTGACGCGAGGGTCTCCCCACATACGCCACGAGGTTGCGCCGCAGTTGATCGTGGGCACGGTCCCACAGCACGCGGCTGATGATGGTGGGCACGGGGACGATGATCCCTGCCGGTCCTTTCACCTCGCCGTAATAGACCGTTTTGCGAAGCACCTGAGCGACGCTCTCGCGATACCAGCGGCTGCCCTTTGCCGTGGGGATGCCCAGCTCGTTTAGCTCCATCGCAACCCGGTAATTCGTCAGCCCTTGAGCGGTCCACTCGAAGATCATGCGCACCACTTTGGCCTGCTCTTCGATCACCTCCAGCGTGCCGCGCGACTGGAACTTGTGGCCCAGGTAACGGTATCCATACGGCGCACTTCCGCTGTGAACGAAGCCTTCGCGGGCCTTCTGCTTGCGGCAGCGGCGCGACCGTTCGGCCAACTTCTTCCTTTCGTATCGGCTCACCAACGACTGCACGCCGAAAGCAAACTCGCCCTCCGGGGAGTCCTCGTAGCTGCCGCTGACAAAGACCAGCTTGGCCCCGCACTTCGCGATTTCCTGCGTGAGCACCATAGAGTCCACGATTTCGCGCGACAGCCGGTCAGGCGAGTACGCGATGACCACGTCGTACATGCGCATGGCCAGCGCGTCGCGCAGCCGCTCCAGCGCGGGCCGGTCAAGCGTCGCGCCGGATACTTTGTCATCGATATACTGAACCGGCTTCGGACATCCGAAATCGCGCTTAGCCAGCTCTGTCATTTCGTGCAGTTGTGCGGCGATGGAATAGTTGTCGCCCACGACGCCTTCGGGCTTGGGAGAGATTCGAGCGTAGATGGCGCACCGGAGTGCGCTCTCAAGCTGCGTGGTCTTGATCGCCATTACGCCTTCGCCTTTCGCCCCGCAGTGCGGTTAACACGAATTCCACGAGATCGGCCCACTTGTCGGGCGTCTCCTCTTGCACTCCCGTGACCGTGATTTCGAGCGGCGGATCCTTTTCCTTTTTCAGTGGCTTTGTCATCGCCAGTCTCCATCTCTGACAATCGTTGTTCCACTTGTTTTCGGATCGCCGTGACCGAAATAATGGTCAGAACGCCGGATTGACATTGCTGCGCGGCGAACCGCGCGGCTTCCGATTCTTTCTGAAATCGGGAAAGCGCATATCCCCCCTCCGCCTTCTCCGCCCGCGTGATCACCAGGGCTTCCACTGGGCTGCCATCCAGCGAAAGGACGTGCTGACCGACAGCGGCCAGAGCAGCATCGAGATTCCAGCCCATTTCCCGAAGCCGCGAAATGGCCTTGAGACGGACCAAATCATCGATGGAGTACGCGCCCCAGTGATGGTGTCGGAGCGGTTTGCGGCGATCCTCGTGAATGTGCTTCAGATATTCGTTGACTTCACGGATGTGTTCGCTTTCGGGCTTGAATCCGCCGCTCGCGCACCAACCGCGAAACGTGGTGGGGTTGATTTCGGCGAACTCAGCCGCGAGCGAAGGGCGAAATTGTTGCTTGTCCATAACACTGGAATGGTAGGACAAAACCGCTGGACAGTCAAGCGGTTTATTCCAGCTCGATGACTACTTCCGGTTGCTTGGTGCGTTCTGCGCTTCCATCAGCGTCGGTGGGCTCGCCACGGAAGGCGTCAGCTTCACGCGCACGGTCGCCGAGCCGGCGGCAGCGGCCTGAGTCACCCAGCCGATACCGAGAGTCCCGGCCACGGCGATGATGTTCGAGCCCGCAGCCACCTTGGCCACGTCGCCGGGATTGAAGACGTCGGGCGCATTCTTTGCCAAGTCGTACACTCCCTCGGTGGCGATCTCCACCTGTGCGCCGGCAGCGGCATTGCACGAAGCCACGCCCACGATAGCCTTGACGATCACCAGTTGTCCCGCAGTCACGCCGCCGGCAGGCGCGGTCAAGGTCAATCCGTATTCACCGGGCTGGATAAAATTCTTCATTGCAGCAACAACTCCCTTCCTTACACGGCCACAGGCCGCGATCATGGCCGATGGTGATTACACCTGTCACGGCGGTTCGGCTGGCTGCGGCCTGCGCCATGCGCAGATAGTTCAGCGCCTGATACAGTTCAGCCGGTCGCGGGTAGGCCACTCTCCCAAGCTGTGGAGTATCGACTTCAATCGGCCCGCCGATCAGGCCCAGCACGTTGTTGTACAGCGTGTCAAAATCGGGCGGCGATGTAGTTTTCGATTTCATGCTTACGCTCCCGGATTCTTGTACGCACCCTGCCAGGAGATCACGCCGCAGCCGTAATCCAGCTGGCACAGCACCTCCGTGCCGTCGATATCCGAACCACCGGCAAAACCCACCCTGGTGTAGACGCGCGGTCCTTCATAGCCGGTCAGGTAGGAGAATTCCAGCACCGGCACCTGGGCGACGTCGGCGAATAAATACCAGGGCAGCGTCTGGCCCAGATGATCGAGACGGGCATCTACCACCAGCCGCACGAAATCCTCGAAGACGTTCACATAATTCGTCTGGGTCGGATAGATCGCGGCCAGGCCTTTTTGCGCGGTGGTTTCCTGCGTCGCGGGCGCGAGCAGGTACTTGGGCTCCACGCTGATCGGCTGGCCGTTCTGGTTCGTCATCATGCGCAGCGCCAGACGCGCGGCGGTGAGCGTGGTATCGGCGATCGCGCCGCCGGCTGCGGCCAGATTGCCGTGCGCAGCGCTGAACAAGGCGTTGCCGTCCGACATCACCGGGTTCGACACGATCAGGTTAGCCAGTTGCTGATTCTCGAATTCTGCGGCCTGAATGCTCAATTGCTGCGCGATGTCGTTGAATACGCCCATGTCATCGTTCACCAGCGTCTGTCGCGTGATGCCGAACACGCCCGCATAGGCGGCGATAGCGTAGGTTTCGGGCGTCACGTCCGATTTATCGACGCGCTTGAATTCGCCATGCTGGTTCACCGGCAGCAGCGGCCCCATAGGCGAATTCCGGTAAACATGCTTATTGCGGAAGTCGGCCACGGTCGACGCGCGCGCCAGCAGTTTCAGACCGGACGGTGCGATTTTATAGGCGACGAGCAAGGTTTTGTTGAACAACTCGGCCAGGAAGTTACCGAAGTCCGAAGTCGTATGCAGCGCGCCCCAGCGCAGGAAAACCTCGGCATCCGAGCCCAGCGTGGACTCGCCCGCCACGCGCAGGAATTCCCGGCCGATGTCCGACAGTCGCCGGTTGGCCCACGGGCGCGCGTCGTCCCGCAGCGCGATCGACGGCGTGCAGCGGTGGCCCACCACGTTGAGCATCCGGTCGAAGAAGGTGTCGCGTTCATCGCGTGTGATTACGGCGCGGCCGTCGATGCGCGGCGAACTCGTCTGTAAGTGAGTGAGTAGCTCACTGCGCGCGGTCTCTCACACCTTCGCGCGTGGCCAGTGACTCGACAAAGTTGCCGGTGATGCCCAGCAATGCGGCGGCGCTGCGGATCTGATCGGGTATTGCTGCCTTGGTCATGGTGGTGTCCTCTTCGTCGTTGCAATGACACTCCGGGTCATCGGGATCACAATCGCATTCCTCATCCCCGGCATCTTCCTGCCGCGTGCGCGCGCCGGGATCGGCTCCGATGGCGGTGAAGCTGATCTCGGCCGGCGTCCATCTGGTGGCGGTCTTGATCCGGATGCCGGCGGAGTCCTTGGCGGTCTGCCACTGCTGAACCGAGTAGCCTACACTCACACGCGACAGGATACCGTCGGCCACGTCGCGCACGATCGGCTCGACATCCGGGCGGAAGGAAAAGCGCACGGTGGCTACTCCCCGGCTACCATCCACCGCAGGGTCGAGCACGGTGCCCAGGATTTCGCGCACGTCGAAGCGGTTATGCGAATTCAGGACAGGCGCGCCATTCAGTTGCGACAGGTCCACGGCATCCGGCGACATGTCCAGCCGCTCAGTGAATGGTCCCTCGAAGTCGTAGCGCTGCACTGCGGCCCCGGTCGACCAGACCAGCCCCACGGTGCGCTTGGTGGCATCGAAGCTCGACGGCGTGAGCGTGGCGGCGCGCGTGAACAGCTTACTGGACCGTTTGTGCTGGTGTGCCATCGAAGGATACTCCGGATTGCTCCTGCCCTTGCAGCGTGACCTTGCGTGGGTCGGAATCGAAGATCAGGCCCAGTTGGTCCGCACGTTGATTGTCGGCCGCTATCTCGCGGTCGAGCGACTCCACGTCCACGCCCGAACCACGCACGGCTTCATTGCGCGAAAGCAGGCCTGCGCGGATCTTCTGAATTGTGGACTGCGTCTCCATGCGGCTGTCCAGCGTCGGGATCGGCACGCCGACCCAGCGCACGGGCGCGGTGAGAATTTCCTCCGGCAATTCCCCGGTCGCGACCATGATGCGCGACCACCACTGCCAGACCGGCCGGCAGAACTGATACGCGAACGTTTGCACGGCGGCGTCACAGAATCTCTCAAAGCACAACAGACCGCTGCGGCCCGAAGCAAACGTCACATTGCTCAGATCACCGGTCAGCAATTCGTACGGCAAGCTCAACGCACTCGCAATTGCGCGGAGTTGCGTGTTCACGAATGGGCCGAAGCTATGGGAAGGATCGGGCGGCGAGGTGAAACTAACCTCATCGCCCGGGCGCAAGCGGGCCATACTTCCCGGCTCAAACGTCGTCTCACCGTCGGGATTCACGAGCAGCGGCGTCCCGTCGGCGCTTCTGATAAAACCGCAAAATAAGCTCGATGTTCTGGCGCGAATCAAGGCCGATTCGTTGAACGTCATTAGCTCGTACATAGCGGTTAGCGCGGGACTAAGCCACGATACGCCGCGCTCAAAGCCCGGCTGCAGCGGCGCGTATAGGTGAATGACTCTGCTGGCGTCCACGAATTCGCTCACCGGGTTCAGCGGCTGTGCGGGATGCTTCTGGTAGAGCCAATAGCCCACGCGCCGGCCTTCGGCGTCGTACTGAATTCCGCCCATGATGTCTTCGGCGTTGTCGCGCGAGTAGTCGAGGAATTCGGAGGCGAGAATCTGAATCTGTAAATTCGCCCCAGGCCGGATCAGCGCCAGCGCCTCGCCATCGACCAAGGCCGAACGGAAGGCTTGCCCTTGGAGCGCGTTGAAGTTGTACCGCCCCGTGAAATCGGCCACCTCGCACCACGCCGTCCACAGCGCATGGGTGCGGGCGCGCAGCCCGGTGTCGGCCGTGTCCACCATCGGGACGATGCCGGTCGAGACCACGTAATCGCGCAGGAGATTCAGCGCCCGATGCGCCCAGCAATTATTTCGATCGGCATCTCTGGCGCGGGCCTTGAGGATCGCGGGCGACAGGATGGTGGCGAAATCAGTGCGCGGTGGCCACCACTTCGACAGCCGGCTGCCGCTCTTGGACGCATCCCACGCCCAGATGCCGGTCGAACTGCCCGCAGGTCCGCCGCTCCACCACATGTCCCAGCTCTGCCGTAATAGCAGACCGGCGCGGCGCAATGGAGCGGGCAGGTTCATTGCACCGCCCCGGAAGCGCCATGCGGACGCAGGATGTCGATCGCGTTGAGGGTATGGCTCACCAGAATCGCGGCGTCTTCGACGGGCAGCATGTAGGTCTGGTCGCCGAACTGGAAGGCCACGCGGTCGATTTCAAGATTCGGCTTGACGGTAATCGCCACCGGAACGGCTGCGGGCGCGCTCATTGCACCCTCCGGTCGATGAGCAGTTCATGGCTGCGGTCGTAGGCCTCGGGCACGGCGGCGTCCAGCATGGCCTTGGACGGGAATAGATCGCGCGCCACCTGGAGCAGTGCGAAGGCGTAGGTCAGCGCTTCGGCGGGAGGGAGCAGAAACTGTGCGCCGTTGGGCAGCACGGTGACGACCTGCCGGTCGCCGTCGGGCGTATGCGCGGCGCACACGCGCAGCAGGCCGGTCATGCCAAAAGTTGGCACAGCGTGCCGGCGGGACACCGGCGAGCGGCGGGATGGGCAAAGATCGTTTGACGGGCACCCTCCGCGCCGATGGCCCACTGAAGCTACGCGGGCCGCTCCTGCTTATGCCGCCGGCGGTGTGCGGCTTGCCGGCAGGCATTGGAACAATAGGCGCTGTCGCTGCGACGCCGCTTACCCGTCCACGTCACCGAGCCCCAGCGATGCTCCCGCCACAGTGAGCCGCCGCAGACGATGCACTGTCTCACCAGTCCCGTTGTTACGGCTGTGGCACCTTCGCTAGCCGTAACAGCGTCTCGAAACGCACGTCGGCGCTCGCGCTCTCGCTGACCTTCGGTTTTCTTCTCCGGTTTATTGCACTCCGTTTTGGCTAACTGGCGCGCCTCCGCTTCCGGGTATCCGTGCATGATCAGCGCGGTGAATAGATCCATTTCTTCATCGGCCCTCGTTTCTTCCAAACTGCGCTGATGCCGCAATTCTGCCCAGAGCATATCCCGGTACAGAGCGCGCTGTGTTCGGGACCACGGCGGCGGCACGGCCAGCAGCTCCCGCAGGATGCGCTTTCGCTCGGGCGCGGCCAACACTACAGAAAAATCAGTCATAATGCTTTTCTCGAACTAACCGTTCCCAAAAAGTCGTTATACGTGGTTTTGGGGTTATTAAAGAAGAAAATAGGTCTTCCGACATTTCGGGAACAGATCATTTCAGGTCTTCCGACATTTCGGGAATGGTGGCGGCGGCGAGCCATTCGCTGGCATCTTGGGTCAATTGCCACAGATCAGCCTGCCCATCGTTTTTCTCACGCAGTAAGATTCCATGCGCTGTCAGATCTTCCAAAGCACGGCGCATGGTGGTGGTGGGATACCCGATTCCGGTTGCCACGTCCGTGGTGGAAGTTCTTCCGTTTTTGCGAACCCAATCCAGTCCCCCGCGGCGTATCGCCGGTATGCAGTCCATTCCAACTCGAGTCAGTAAAGGCCAGCACTTCTCCTCGGATACTCCGATATTTCTCATGCCGCTATAGAGCCGAGCCAAAGCCAGCACCAGCCGCGCCGGCCGTTCGCTGCCCGGCACCAGCTCAATCTCGCGTTTGTACGAGTCCCTTTCAACGGCGGAACGGCACCGAGCCACGAGCGTAGCCAGGGCGGCCAGTTTTTCTTGGCCGTCTTTAGTCAGGGCGAAACTGGACAAGTGCAAGCCGCCAAACAGTCGAGTTACGGCGTCGCGCAGCTCTCTGCGCATCGCCGATTCTTTGCCCACGTGCCGGAGTGCGGTCAGCGCCTGCTGTTTAGGCTGAACGTCGGGTAAACGGCAGAGCAGAAATCGTTCGCCCATAGCGGCCATGACGGCGTGATGCGCGTCGATGACGGGCGTAACGCCGCCAATCAGAGCCACCTTGCCGCGCCAAGATAAAGTCCGCCCACCATCGGCACCCACGTGTCGGGTCCATGCGCCGTCATAGATTTCGCGCAGGGCCGCCAACAAGCCGGCACGCTGTTCGCGATTCATCGACAGTACGGATGTAAAGTCTTTGCAGACGATGAATCCGAAATCGCCGATTGCCCGCAAAAGGCCACCCGAGGCATCCTTAGCTCTTTCGCGGCCAGGAACGCCGCTCAATAGGGAAGCTTCTGTCAGCGTGCCGGCGGGATACATCTTGGGCAAGCCGAGCAGCGAATCGAGAATTTCGGTTTTACCGGATGCCGGCGGCCCTACCAGAAACATCCACAGCGGATCACCTTTCATTTGATTTGCTGCGACCGTCGCTAGAACCGTTGTCAGAGGACCATCGTCCGGCAAATGAAGCCACTTGCTGAAAATCTTAATCACTTCCTCCAGCGTCACCGGCAGCGGCAATGAGCCATCCACTTTCGGCGCGTTGGAAGCTCCTAAGGCGATCGCGATCGCGCCGGGATCGATCGATTCGCCCTTACGCCGCATTGTCGTTCTCGGCGATGAATGCAGCCAGACGGCGTTGCTGCCGCACATTGCTACGCTGTCCCGCCCGCGCCATAGCATGTGTCAGCGCAGGGGAGCGCCGCCGCCACTCCCGGTACTCGGTTACCAGGGATAAGTCGCCGATGCGGATGGTCGAGAGCAACGATGTCAGTCCGCGCTGGAGTCACTGCCGGATGCA